GTGGTTTGGTCGCCAGTTATCGAACTGGCAGGTCTTTTAGAGCTGAAAACTTGGGAGCAGCCCCGCTGCCTGAACCTTTACCACCAGCGGCCCCACCACCGGATGCTGCATCTGCTTTCATGAGATGCGAGATTGCTGGATGTTTTGCCATCCACTTTTTGAACTCTGCCGGGTCGGTCGTAATGACGTTGCCAGCGAAGTCGGTAAACTGTGTTTTAACTTGGTCGCCATCCAGCTCGGTTTTTACCAGCTGGGCAACCAGGTCAACGGATTCTGGCGCAATGAAGTCACCAATGAAGCCGCCGAGAATCGCTTTCTTGCTCTCACCCAAAACGCGAGACTCAAGAGCCGTGAGCTTTCCAGTTAATGCGCCTTTTTCCTTCTCGAACTCACCACGAAGAGACGCTTCGAACTTGTCCAACTCTCCTGACTTTCGTGCGGCCTCTTGCTCGGCGGCGAGTCGCGCAGCTTCCGCATCCTTTGCCGCCTGAGATGCTGATTTCTTCTCTTTCAGCAGCTCATCCAGCTTGGACTTCATACCCTTGGTCAATTCCTCAACCTCGGCAGCGGTGAACGTCTTTTCAGCTTCACCACCAGCGCCGCCACTAGCAGCCCCTTCGGCACCAGCCTCTTCGCAATACTTGCGCATCATGTTTCGGATAAGCATGTTTGGCCCCCAGCCATTGATAACGCTTCTATTATAAGCTCACGCATGTTGTCAAGCAAATATCTTGATGGTGACGATTAGTTTTTTTCATTTTATTGCGGAGGAAATTAGATTAATACTTACCTCGGACACAACAAACGGAGATCGACATGAGCACAGAAGAAATGACCATGTCCAAGCACGAGCTTGATATGGCGATGGCAGCGGTAATGTCTGAAAAGATGACGCCTCGCAGATGGATGTGTAAGTTTGGGGAGATACACCCATCATGCCAAAAAGTTAGAAGGACAAGCACATGGAGGGCTTATCGAGCCATGAAGAAATCAAAGCAAGAAGAGCTTGATGACCGAATGGCAAAGCTGAACGCTCAAAGCGATTACGCGTAGTCACCTATACCTATCAGAGTTAACCATCAAGCCAGCATAACGCTGGCTTTTTTGTCGATTGAATATTTCGATTGTAGCAGGCAAAAGAAAACCCTCCGAAGAGGGTTATGCGCTCCTTTTATCGACAGAAGCCACGCCGCCAGCATTTGTGCATCGTTGAGAGGCTGCTGGATTTTGTTGTGGCGTCTGGCTCTGAGACCAGATTCACGCTCTGCTGCGCACCACAATTCAAACTTTACACCATCCACCAAAAACATCAACGCAAAGTTTTCATCGTTTCGACAAATATCCCGCCACTCGCTTATCTGCTTCCGCCATTTCCTTCAACGTGAGCGGTCTGCCTAAATCGTCCACTGTGATTTTGCGGAACCCTTCGGCATCCAGTCCGGCATTGCGGAAGATGGCTCCCTTGGTCTTGCCTAATATATCGTCCTGGTAGGCCGCTGGTTGCTGCTTGAGCCATTGATAGTAACTGATGTCTGCCGACACTTGCTTGCCGCCATCGGCACCTTTGCTGGCCCGTGTAGCGCCTTCGTCGAAGATGTCGAATTCTGGTGATAGCCAAGGACTCACGCTAGTCCTACAGGAAAAATGAAATGGCGGCTTTGGTTGCACCTTGTCGGTGAACTTGATTTTCTTGCCATCGGCGGCGCGGCAAAAATTTGAGGTGCGATTGTCAAGGGTGGCCACGAGCTCATATCCTATGACAACATCCTCATTTTCTTCCATGACTGCCATTCTGGCATTGGTAGCAACGTGCATCAGAGCGGTATTTGCCACCGATTTTGCATTCCTCAGCGATATGTCAGCCAGGCCACCATCACCGACCACATTCTTGATAATCTGGCGAGTAGTTAGGCCCTCCACAAATCCTTGCTTGCACCCCATCACCAGGCGGTTAACCTCATCAACCCCCCAATCATCCATCATCTTTCCAAAGTCGATAGGGCTGGTCGATAGTGCCAACGGCTGAAACTGAGCAGCAGCCCACACCTGGCCAATGGTCGGCTCAGTCAGGTTAACGCCAACCCACCCGCCGATAGTGTCTGCCTGGTAGGCGGCCTCGTACTTGGCAAAATCCTTGAGCGCCTTCTCCAGCTCTGCAAGCCATGCCCCTGCTGGTTTATTCAGCGTGTTAGCCAGCGTATTCAGCATGGTCTCCAGCCGCTTTGCTGTGCGCTTCTCTGCATCGAATCCGGCCACCTTTTTGCGGATGATGGCCTTCATTTCGTTGAGATACGGAATCACGGATTGGCCTAGACCGGCAGCATGTTTGATGGTTGAGATTTGGTGAGCTAACAAAGTGTCATTTAGTGATGCCATGTGCGGCCTCGATACGGTCTAGTGCAATATTGAAATACCCAAGGTCTAGCTCAATGCCAATGAACTTGCGGCCAGTGTTGGCGCAGGCGGCACCGGTCGAGCCAGATCCCATAGTGAAGTCGAGCGCAGTCTCGCCTTTGTTGGTGTATGTCTTGATTAAGTACTCCATGAGGGCGACAGGTTTTTGGGTTGGGTGTAAAACAGAGTTGTTAGGGTTAGCAAAATCTAACACCTGACGAGGATAACCATTTTTCTCTATTTTTCTGGAAAGTTTTGAATTTTTTCTAGCGGGGTTAACCCCTCTGTCTCCGCCCAAGTATGTTTTTGGTCTGGACCACTCTAAATCACAGTCTTCTAAGCCTTGTGGGTTGTACGGCATGTTCTTGGTAGAGCCGTTTGCTGTACAACCTTCGGAAAAAATCATAATCGTTTCTAAATCTTTCAGGGGTTTTAGTTTGGCATTGGTAAAACCACTAGGTCTTGTTTTTCTCCATTGCCAGTCGTATTTAAAATCGGGTAAGTTACTAACCCTGACCAAAGAACAGAATGGTTCTTGGCCAAACAATACGATAGCGCCATTCGGCTTAATGATGCGCTTCAATTGCTCCCACATTGGCTCCAGCGGGATGATGGAATCCCATTTACATGCTGTTGTGCCATATGGAGGATCAGTCAGCACCATATCAACGCTGCCGCTCGGTATTTCCTTCATCCTTTCCAGGCAATCGCCCTGCATTAACCAGTAACCTTTTTCGTTGAACATGCTTCCTCCGTTGTTTTATCCAGTCTATCACCGTCATGCGAATGACGAAAATCAGGCCATGCGCTTGCCTATTTCTGCTGCAACCTTGGTTATTGCATAACGGACTGCTTGCTCATCGCTGCAACAGCCATCATCGTCTCCATGCGTCCAGTCATTGTGCCCTGCAGAAAGCCGCGATCCACTTATAGCTGAAAGTCTAGGCGCATCAACGACAATACCAATCCTCACAGCCAATCGCAGTGCATCGCCGTCATCCTTTAGTGGATTCCATCTTTTTTCTATTCTAGTTCTCTGTATTCCGGTAGTGAAATCACCAAAATTTTCGCTATACGAAGCGCCATTTCCAGCAGCCTTGGCCGCGAGATCAAGCATCTCTCTTTCTGTCATCTCGTTGCTTCCCATCTTCATTACTCCATTCATTGGTCAAGTTGTGTCATCACCTTGATTTCACTGGTTTTCACCTGTCTATCTATCACAAGGGTTCTTCAAGGTAGATCTCTCCTAAAGAATGGTCGAAACCAAACTAAGAATCCACCCAGTCCATCACAATGGGACGTAGGTAAGCTGCTAGATATTCATGTCTGCAACTCGGAATGACTCTTCGCTCATGCAAGCGCCGTATCCGCCAGCCATTCACCATCATCTATCAATCTGGCAGCGCATCCGCTTAGCCAAGTTACTCGCCGTTAGGCTTCGATTGATTGAATCCAGCATCTCTCATGCGTGCCACTGTTGATACGATCCCGCAGTAGTGGCGACCTTTATCCATGCCTGCCGTTACATTTAGCCCGACACATGGGGTCAGTGATAGGAGTAGAAGAGAGGAAACAAAAAGCCCGTTAGTGTACCCCCTGGTCGAAACCCACAAACTGGCGAATGTAGGCAGGAGGTATTCTAACGGGCTCTGTGTTTAATCGGTTTCGACGCCAATCACACAACGCAAGTATAAACTAGCTTGATGGTTATGCAAGCATCTCGTCAATCGCATCATCTAGCCTGGTTGTTGTTGGGCAGTCAGCGCCAAGCTTCACCATCCCCTTAGGATCTACCACTACGCATAGCGGCGATTCATTCCAGTGGCATTCACGCAGGAATCGGTAGCGCATAGCATCACGCTCAAATTCACGCAGCCGCTCAACCTCTGCCACTAGCTCATCGTGTGAGTTGATGGCATGGGCGGACGCCTCTTCTGGTGCGTGACTTATTGTATCGAATCCGCAATCAAGAATAACAATATCATCTTGATCAACTTCACCAGCAAAATAATCCGCCATCTTCAAGTATTCCTTGGTCATCACACAACCCCAACATAATGCGCACAACTGCGCAGAAACTTGTAATCCATCTCGAAGCCACGCATTGAGCCATGGTCTCGAAGTTGCCGCCAGATTTGGCGAAGGCGTTTGGTTTCGGTCATGTCATATCTCCGTTGTTAAGACACCAAAACCTTAATCAATATCTGCTGCATTGTCAAAATAAAGTTTGCACATTAGGCAATAAAAAGCCCCAGTTAAGGGGCTTTGGCTTATTGTTGGTCGTTGTCCGTGTCATCCGGCGCTTGCGGTATCTCACCAGTGACCGTTGTGGTCATCGCTGGAGCTGGTGGCGGTGGCTGCCTGGTTAGCTCATCCTCGATTTCCTCATCAGTCCAATTTGTGGTGCCTGCCGCTCGCAGTGCTGCATAGTAGGCGCGCATTGGCATCAGCCCTGCATTGATGTCTGCTATCCACTGGGCGCGATCCTGGGCGGTTAGCTGCGCAAGGAAGAATTCAGTATTTAGCTCGAATACCACCTCACCTGTCACGCCCATGAATTCACAACACCACTGGATGGCCTTTGCATATTCCTGGCTGACATTCTGCGCAATGGTGGCCATGATGGAGGTATCAGCGCCACGCTGTAACCGTGCGGCCTCGGCGGTGACCTGAATGGTTGGCGTGATGAGCTGGGCGCCAATCATGACGGCTTGATTCTCTTTCTTGAGCATCAACTCAAGCGCCAAGTTGCTTGGCTCAGCCTGCAGCAGCTCAGCCGCCCCGCCCGCCCCCAGGTTATGCCCCATGCGCGAACCAAGACGGATGCCATTAGGGTTAGCCTCCTTGAACTGGCTGGCATTCATGGCCTGACCAGGATAAATCATCAGCGTTGGCTGGCTGGCGATAAAGCTGGATTCCTCAACATCTGCCGAGTTGCGATAGTGGCCGATATTTACATCAGTCAGCGACTCAAGCGGAGGAGCATCAACGCTGGAATCGTTGTTGTCTGCGCCGATGAAGGTAAACGGGATGTAGTCAATCCGTTTTCCGCCAATGGTCGGGGTGATTACGTCCGGCCCATCTAGTTGGCTGCCCTTATCGTCATAGGTAAACACCCGCTGCTGATACAAGCCATCTACCAGCTCGATAACGCGCACACGCATACCCATGAGCATGTCAAATTCGTCATTGGCGTTGGCGTACTCGTAAGGCTCGACCAATCGCACCTGGGTCAGGATGCTAGTGGAGCCTCGCGCCTCTTTACGCCAGTTGATGATGGACTCTGCAGGGTAAAACAGGATGCGCGGGTTTAACTGACCCGCATTCTGCTCGGCCATGGTGGCCGCTCCAGCTTGTGGGGCATCAACCAGCAACCCGCCGCGGCCTAGCGCGTCAATCTCAGACAGTGCGTCCTGTGC